ATTATGCCAGATGATAATGTAGTCAAGATGGTTAATTCTCTTGCGGCTGATGATAATGTTGCTGCTCAAGGTGCATTTAAGGATGCTCTTGCAGGTAAGATTGGAACAGCATTAGACAATAAAAGGCAAACAGTTGCCAAAGATTGGTTGAATGCTGCTCAAGATTTTGAAGCAACAAAAGACGCTGCTGGGTTAGATAAGGTTGCTGGTGCAATAGCACCTTCTGTTTTAGGAGCAGGAGTAGAAACTGAAAAACCTGAGGATGAAACTGAAACTACGCCTGAAGTTGATACACAAGCTGACCAACCACAGGATGATAGTGATGAACAGCCTGCCGTTTAAAAAGTTTAGAAAACAACTTGATGAACGAAGGTATAGTGGTCCTGAAGGAACAGAGGAGTATAAGAAATTATCTCCAAAGTTACGGAAGGCAATTAATGATGTATATAATGCAATTAATAATACTAAAGGTTCTATTGTTTCAAAAATAGAAAGTATTATTAACAAAGTGGCAAAGAAACACGGTGTCAAAGTAAATGACATTGAGGATTATTTTGATAACGAATTAATAAAGTAAGGAAAACAAAATGGCTTTTGCAACACGAACATTAAGGGATGATGATATCCCAGCTGGAAGTGGAACTGCTGGTGGAACTGTAGTTGTTCATTTGGACCATTCTTCTGATAGTGCAACTTCGGCTGCTCTGGATGCAAGCGGATTATCTGGTCACGCTAACGGTGCTAAATTAAGTATTGTTAGAGCGTGGTGGGGTTTATCAGGTTCAGTAGAAATACAATTTAAAGGTGCTTCAAGTGATACACACGCTTTAAGACTTGCAGGTTCAGGAGATTATACTGGTGGTCCTGCAATTAAGAATGGCGCAACTAACGGCGGTGCAACATCAGGAGATTTAGAAGCGATTGGTGCTTCGGCATCAGGATTTATTATCTTGGAATTAAGAAAAGACGCTGCATTTACAGCGTAGTTTTAAGGGTTTAGATTATGACAATTAAAAATACATCGGTGGTGGATACCACTTTAAAGTATATTGTGAAATCTACTGGTATTAAAAATGAAACTGACCAGATTATGGTTGACGCTGAAGAATTAAAAGATGGTACCAATAAATCGAAAGTGAATTTAATTGAATGCTTTTATTTGATAGAAGGAACTGGAACAATAACAATTTCTGCTTCAAGTGAAGATGATGATTTAGAATTAACTGGAAAAGGGAAGTATGGTTTACGACCTGACCAGTTAAAGTTTGGTGATGATAAAAAAATATTATTATCAACTAATGGTACTGTAGATAGTTATTTGATGGTAACAGAATTTAGGAGAAATGATTAATGGCTGACGCTGTAACAACACAAACAATATCAGACACATCTGGTGTAAAGAGTGTGGTGAAAATGACAAACATAAGTGATGGTACAGGAGAAACTCTTGTAACTAAAATGGATGCTTCTGCATTAAATGGTATGTCGGAAGACGCTACAAAAAAGGTTTCTAAAATCTGGTATAGTGTGAATACAACTAATGGAAAATCAGGTGTAGAATTATTATGGGCAGGAAGTGGTGCAAGTTCAGCAAATAAAACAATTTGTATTTTATCAGGTAATGGTTTTTGGGATTTAAAAACAGCAGGTAATGAAATAGCAAACAATGCTACATTAACTGCAAGTACATCACCTGCAGGAGATTTGTTACTCTCAACAAAAGGTTTTGTGTCAGGTGATAACTATTCACTTATAGTTGAAGTAAGATAAATGAGTAAAAAGAAAAGAGATTATTCTAGGGAAATACTAGAACGGATTGTTGGTTCAAAAAGAAAAACTGAATTGGCAGAAAAATTTAGAGAAGCGTTTGCTGAAAAATATAGTATCAAGCGTGAAGAAATGAAAAAAGGAATTGTGGATAAAATCTATAATAAAGAAAAGGTGGAGAGATGAAACTAATTACAGAAACAATTGAAGATATTGAAGTCTTAACAGAAGCCAATACTAAAGGCGGCAAAGACTACAAGATTAGAGGTGTCTTTATGCAGGCGGATATCAAGAACCGTAATGGTAGAGTTTATCCGGTTGCAACACTTTCAAAAGAAGTGGCAAGATACACAACAGAATACATTAATAAAAGACGAGCTTTTGGAGAGTTGGGACATCCAGATGGACCAACTGTGAATCTTGAACGAGTTTCACATATGATTACAAGTTTGAAACCAGAAGGAAAGAATTTTGTTGGTGAAGCAAAAATTATGGATACACCATATGGTAAAATCGTAAAGAATCTAATTGATGAAGGTGCTCAATTGGGCGTATCATCAAGGGGGATGGGTTCTATACAATCGTCCTCTCAAGGAAATGTTGTTGGCAAAGATTTTTATTTAGCGACAGCAGCAGATATCGTTGCAGACCCTAGTGCTCCAGATGCTTTCGTAGAAGGTATTATGGAAGGCAAAGAATGGGTTTGGGATAATGGTGTATTAAAAAGTAAATCCATAGAAGAATATAAGTCTGAAATCGAAAGAGCAAGACGAACAGAATTGGCGGAAGTGAAGTCTAAAGTATTTAAGGACTTTGTTTCCAAACTATAAATCTACGCAAAAAAATTAAAAAGCGCAGGTTTATAGATGGTAATTGTTATAAATATTTGTAACTGAAATTAAAAATTTTTAATATTTAAGGAGAGACCGAATGTCTGAAACTGAAATTAAGAAAGAAGTAGAACAAGAAGTAAGAGCGGAAGAGCTTGACACAAAGGGCGACCCTAGTGCTCCAAGCAAATCTGGTGGACCTTCTGAACCTACTCACCTTAAAAATGACGCTGAAGATTTGGGACCAGCAGTAGTTAAAAATACTGACAAGCTTCCAAATTCAACGAAAAAGGTTAAGAAGCACTCGGATCAGGTTAATGCAAGTGCAAAGGATGGTTCTTTACCAAACGATAATAAACCATCAGCTGCAGCTGAAGAAGCGGAAATAAAAAACGACAAAGAAATCGTTGCTGAAACTGCTCCTGAAGAAGATATTGACCTTTCTAGTGATGTTAAAGCATTAGTTTCTGCGGATGCAGATTTGAGCGATGAGTTCAAAGAAAAAGCTGCAACCATTTTTGAAACTGCTGTTAGAACACGCATTAAAGAACAAGAGTCAAAAATTAAAGCTCAGTATGAAGAAAAACTTTCTAAAGAATCTGAAACAATTAAAGGAGCGATGGCTGATAAAGTTGACGCTTATTTAAATTATGTTGTTGAAGAATGGATGAAAGAAAACGAGTTGGCAGTTGAAAGAGGTATTCGTACCGAAATTGCTGAGGACTTTATTACTGGTCTTAAAACTCTATTCAAAGAACATTATATTGATGTTCCTGAAGAAAAGTATAATGTATTAGATGATTTAACAAATGAAAAAGACAAACTTGAAGAAAAACTTAACGAAAAAATTAAAGAAAATGTTGAGTTGAATAAGCAAGTTGGTGAGTTTAATAGAGAAAAAATTATAGGTGAAGTTGGAAGCGATTTAGCTGATACTGAATTAGAAAAATTTACCTCTATGGCTGCAAATGTTGAATACGATAATGCAGATAAATTTAAAGAGAAATTAGAAACTGTTAAAGAATCTTATTTCCCTAAAACAAAACAAGAAACAGCTTCAACGAAAGATGAAGTTGATTCTGTGGCGGCAAACGAACCAAGTAATTTTGGGTCGAACAGCGATGCTATGGCTGCATATACGGCCGCTATTTCAAAAAACCTTAAAAGTGTAAAACTTTAAAGGGTGACCATATTATAAAATATTAATTAATTAATAGGAGAGATAAAAATGTATCTTACTGAAAATTTACAAGAAAAGTGGCAGCCAGTCCTAGAACATCCAGATTTGCCAAAAATCGAGGATTCTTACAAAAGAGCTGTTACTACTGTGATTCTAGAAAATCAAGAAAAAGCAGTTAGAGAAGATGCTAGCTTCCTTTCAGAAGCAGCACCTGCTAACTTTGCTGGTACTCATGGAGGTTCTCCCGCTGGTGCCGTTCAAAACTGGGATCCGGTTCTTATTTCGCTAGTTAGACGAGCTATGCCTAACTTGATTGCTTATGATATCTGTGGCGTTCAACCAATGACTGGTCCAACAGGACTAATCTTTGCTATGAAGTCAAGATATGGTAGTCAAGCGGGTTCAGAAGCGTTGTTTAACGAAGCTGATACAGACTTTGGTGCTAGGGATGCTGCTGGAGGTTCTGGTTCGCCAGATGCTCATGTAGCTTCAAACCCTGCCATACTAAATGATAGTCCATCCGCTGGTACTTATACTACTGGTTCTGGATTTACTACGCTTCAGGGCGAAACACTAGGTGACGGAACAGATGAGGTCGCTGAGATGGCTTTCTCGATTGATAAAGTTACTGTTACTGCTAAGTCAAGAGCTCTTAGAGCTGAATATACTATGGAACTTGCTCAAGATTTAAAAGCAATCCATGGTTTAGACGCTGAAACAGAACTTGCAAACATCTTGTCTGCTGAAATTTTAGCAGAAATTAACCGAGAAGTTGTGAGAACTATCTACATCAACGCCGAAAAGGGCGCTCAAACAGGCAATGTTACAACTGCTGGTATCTTTGATTTAGACACCGACTCAAATGGTCGTTGGTCTGTTGAAA